GCATGTGCATTAGTTCCATCTTCCAATATTTTTAAAGCTTTAAAGCAAGCTACATTAATAAATACTATTTTCTTTGCATAGCTATATATTTCATCTATAACCCAGCCAAGATCAGGTGTAGGTATATGTTCGATCACATCAGTACATATGACTGCATCAAATTTACCTGTTGGTAATTCCCTGTATTCTGGATAAGCAGGATCATAGAGTTGATAACTATCTAATCCCCATCGATCAGGAAGAGGTTCTCCCATCTCTTCTCCTCGTTCTACTGTTTTATAGTTCTCTGTGTAAAGATGTCCCTTCCCAGAGCCATAATCGAGAAGTGTTTTACATTCATTTTTTTCTAGATAGGCTCCTATTACATCTATATATTTCATTAGACTTCTGCCGTTAAACATTTTTTCGCTTACTTTATGCAGATCTTTATATATAGACAATAATTCTATATATCTTTTTGAAGGTTTCTCTCTACTTAAAGTAGGATTAAAATGTATTTTCTTTCTTTCTGGAATAGAGGCATCTATAACTATATCCTTTAATTCCTCAACCTTTTTCCGAACTTTTTTAATGTCCTTCATCATAGTATCCTTTAAATTGTGGTCTGGTTTGTCTCTCTAAATTAATATCCCAGAGATCAGCTACCATCGTATTCGCTCCATGAAAAGTAAGCGCTCCCTCTAATCCTTCATCAGCAAAAACTTTCTCACAATCTTGAGCCATTGCCAGTAACTCACCAGTAGTCCAATAAGTTTTATCTTTAACATTAACTTGTATGTACTTAGGTTTAGGAGTTTCTCCTCCTTCTATATCACCAGTAGTTTCAGTCTTCTCTTTCTTACTAGGTTCCTCACGACAACAATCAAAACCAAATAAGTGAATATCTCTGAAGCCTAAAGTATGTAACATCCCTATTCCTCTCATGGCAGCACATGTACCACCAGTAATTAAAGTAGCTCCTTGTGGGATGCCTAATTCTTCTTCTACCTTTACCTGTTGATTTCGTATCTGTGTTCCCTGTTCCTCATCTTGTCTGAGAGAATCAGTAAAAGCGTGCCATCCCCAGATCTGAGCATCCTGACTAATCAGATGATTTGTTACGGAAGGATCTGTCATAGATGCTACAAAAAATCTAGTAGTAGGATCTATGTTTTTAAATAAGTCCTTACGTACAATATTGTGTGTACTAACACCTGTAATAGGTCTGGGATCAAGAATAATACAACCCCAAGGCTTAATGTCATGTTCAAGTAAATGTGGGTAAGCATGTTTAACTACCAGTAATTTCGTTTCAGGATTATCAATAGTAAATTGTTTCAGTTTTTTATAGTCAAGATAAGGACCAGCAGATATCATTGCTGATGAACCTCTATGACCCGGATGTTTAGTCACCCACTTCTTAGGACTAATCAAAGTTATGTTTGATTTAATATTATTTTTAATATAATCTTTTGGTACACAATCTCTGGGATGTACAATAATAGGAACACGTTTAAGTTCTTCTGGTAAATCTTTTAGAGTGGAATCATGAAGAAAAACCACAAGATGAGTATGACCACCACCAGCCACTTTGTCACCTGAAGGAAGAACATATTTTCTTGTGGATGCTTTTTCATCGAAGTTCGTCCATCCATCTTCTGTTGTTTCCTGTGCGTTGACTTTCTTTGTCTTAACAGCATTAAATACATTTTTTACTCCTTGATATCTTTCAGGAGGTGTCCCTTCCCCATCTTCCTCACTCTCCTTGGTAAAATAATGATCAGCTACTACAACAGGTGTATATTTAAGAACTTTATATTCTGCTTCTACAGTTTCTTTACTGTTGCCACTTCCCATCAAGGCAAATTCAACATCATTAATTGCCTCAGTCCTTCTGATAACATCCAGAGTTTCCCTAACATTTCCTTTATATAATTCAAAGGTAAATGTTTTGTCTTCCTTCTCTTTAATATGTGCAGCAAACTCTTCCAGCCTATTTCTTACGGCTTGCATGGTATTATGAGGTTTAACATTAAACTCTATATGATCTGTTTCTGTTGTAGCATCTTCAAATAAATCATAACCCATGTAGTGAACTTTGTCAGTGTATTTCAACGCAGCCAAAGACATTTCTATAGCTCTACCACCATTCCATGTCCCGGTTTCTAGTATACACTTGGGTTTGTAGAATTTTATTAAGTCTGCTAGTTGTCTATACCTATTAGGTAAAATATCAGGAGAGGTTTCAGTATCAGATAATTTAATTATACGATTCCCATCCTTATCTCTTACTGCCATGTTCTTACGATCATGTAGACTGACAAGCATTTCTGATAGAGGAGAGTTATCTATATCTATTTCATATTCTTTCATACCATGAGCAGTATAGATTGTTCTTAGTCTATTAAAAACAAAGACATCATGCCACTCTCTATAGTTAAGAAACTCTCCAGAAATAAAGGCTCCTCTTAAATCTCCTAGTAGATCTACTGGAGTTTGTCTATTCAGATTAAACATAGTAAGATATGTTTGATCTTTAAAAGTAATAAGATCTATATTCTCTGAATGCTCTGGTAAAATATTATCAAGATCTTTAACTGAAATATTTTTTAGATTAATAGAGCTTGGATCAATCCAGATTAACCAGCAACCTTTAGATGCAAACGCACATTCAGTTAATGAAATTACCTTGGGAATAAATTTAAGAGGATCAAGTATCTCATTATAAGCTATGGTTCTTCCTTCAGTTCCATCATGTTTAGAAAATTCTTTTAAAAATTTAGGATACTCTTCTATCTCTAGAAGATTATGATAATAAATATTAGCTGCCTTGGGCAGAGAATAGTTAGTTAAATCTAGGTTATAATAATAACAATGAAACTCTATAGAACTTTCCCAATTATTTTTAAATTCATTTAGAAGATTGATTGTGCTGTGTTGAAGAAAGCTTTCATCAAAAGCTGTTACAACTTTATATTGCATCTACGGTATCCCTTAGTAATAGTCTTGAATAATCAGCATTCCATTCAGCGGCATACATTCCATCAATAGCTCTTTTACATTTCCATTCTTTAAACCAAGGACCACCAGTAGTGAAGTGAACATTTTTAGGTTCGATATCTTCTGATGAATGACCATCCAGCCAATTCCATTCTTCATGAATTTTTCCTATGACACTATTCTTTTTAGGTAACCATTCAAACCTATGAAGAAAGCTACCAGATCTATTGTTAACTTCCAATGGAGTTATATTTTTATTTAACTCATGTTCACAATTCCATAGAACAAAGCTAGACCAATTCTTTCTAGAATACATTCCTTGTTCTCTACCATCCATTTTGTATTTATCAGTAGGAGCATAGTCATGTTTAACACAGTAAAGAGGATACCTTGGATCATTATATTCTTCAAAGAGTTCATTAATATCTGTTCGAGGATACATGTCACAATCCATATACAAAGCCCAACCTTTCCACAGATTTAAAGATGGAACTAGAAACCTGCTAAAACTAAATTCAGTAGAAAAAGGACGTTGATCTATCTTATCTATGTATTGTCCATTGACAATTTCAAATGGTCTATAAAGAAGAGTGGCTCGTTCCAGTTCCTTTTTAATTAAAGGTTTAATAATAATGGGCTTTGGAGAATTTGCTTTTATAGTATCTCTTAGTACTTCATAGGCTGCATCTTCTTTTGGATCATATCCAATATAGATCGTATTGATTTGTTCTGTTCGTTTCATTTGATCTCCTATGAAAAGGGAAGACAATTATCTAGGTATCTGATTCTTCCTTAAACCTAGCGGTGCAACTATAATTATCTTCCCTTATCTTTATTTAAGTTCTATTAACTTAGGCTTTTTATCCTCTGGAATATTCTGTCTAAGCTGAATGATAACCATTCCATTTTCAAACGATGCTTCCATGACTTCGATAGTCTCAGCAAGATAAAAAGTTTTGGTAAATGCTCGACTTGCAATACCTTTATGTAGAATGTTTTCCTGATCCTCCTTTTCAGAGTTGTTGCCACTAATTGTTAGCTTCTGTTCTTCTTGAACTACCTTCACATCTTCTTTACTGAAGCCAGCCAAGGCTAGTTCAATCCGAAACTCTTCATCCGATTCCTTAATAAAGTTATGTGGAGGATAGCTCTGTTCACTTCTAGGAGCATCCGACATAGCCTGAAATAGCCTATCATAACCTACTGCCCATCTCTGAAAATTAGATAGAGTAGGGTTGTTAAGAAATCTCCAATTACCTTCAAGGTGTACATTCATAATTTTCTCCTTTTAAGCAAGATATTATAGAACCCACTATTGGCATTCTATATATATATATTATACTACACTTTTATTAATTTGACAAGTCTTTTTTTTAAATTCCACAAACTCCTCCAGCACCACTGATCTCACAAATATCATGAGGTTGTATATTGTCTTCAAATTCTTCTCCTAATTTTTCCAGAGCCTCAGAGTATGGCACCTTGGTAAGAGGTTGTCCTCCTCTACATCCATCAGGATAGCAGGTAAAGCCTCTCAATCTATGAGCATACTTAGCTAGGGTCTGAGCAAAGTCCTCTATCTTATCTTCATTATTATCTTCAGTACCCCATTCTGGCAGATTAATTGTAGAAGAGATAGACATATCCACATACTCCTGTACGTTGGCTTGAAAGTTTAATCTACGTTCATAGTTAGTTACAAGATCGAGAGCCGATTCAATATCATCTGGTTTAACATCATAGAGTTCTATCATTTCTTGAGCAGCGCTATCTACTACATACTGATAGTGCCATCTCCTGTTCTTAAGATACCTTCTCTTATAAGCTACAGCAAAGATAGGCTCTACACCTGTAGATGTACCTCCTAGAATACCAATAGTTCCGGTAGGTGCTACTGCTCTGACAGCAACAGGGATAGAGATGTTCAACTGATTGGCAAAGGAGCGAGCTACTTTATCTGACTCTGCTTCGTAAACTTTGAACCATCTATGTATCTCTGGTGTAGTCTCATACTTATGTCCACGTTGGATTAGCCATTCATGTAATCCCATTAAACCAAGTCCCAGGCGTCTATTCTTTTCTCTAACTGTATAGATTTTATCATAAGGTAGTTCTGCTCGTAGGGTTCCACATAAAAGAAACTTTGTAGCTAATTGTACAACCTCCTGTAATTGATTCAGATCATCAATACGAGCAAAATTAAGGCTCCCCAGATTACAAACATCACTATCATCCTCACTAGATACCTCGGTGCAAGCATTACGTAAAGTTTCATTTTCCTTTTCAAAGAAGTTAAACGAGAATCCCGGTTCACCTGTTCTAAGAGCTTGTGCCACATTTGTTTTAAAAACATTGCCTATCCTCCCTTCTTCCCAGTACCTAAGTAACCACTTAGTATCATAGTTAACACTGATGTTTGTCATATCCAGGGGAGCAGGAAAATTAAAATCTTCTTGTTTAATATCAAACAATGTCTTTCCTGTGCTGCCTACTGGCATATCAAACCAGTTCTTGGCTGTGAGAAACTTGTCTACATCATCATGCTGCCAGTTCAGAGAGGCATAGATAGCTGATCTCCTCGACCCTCCCTGCATAACCTTCTGTCCTATAGAATTAATCATTTGCATTTTAGGTATAGGACCAGAAGCTATACCACCAGTACCTTTTAATGTCTGACCTTCAGATCTGTATACAGAATAGTCTACACCTATACCACCACCTGTCATAAGACAGCTTTCTGATTTCCATGACAGGTTTGCCCAATCTTCTCTGGTATCTTCCTCTGCTTTTAAAAGATAACAGTTATTAAAAAACTTTTTATCTCTTCCTGCATAGTAAAGATATCTTCCTCCAGGTAGAAATCTTATATTAGATATATGATCTATCAAAGATTCTTTTTCATCTTTATTTAGATTATTTTGACAGACATCTTCTACCAAAGTACAAGCTAGTTCATGTAGAGTTTCTGCTCCTTCATGTGCATATTTTTCATAAAAAATATCCTCAGAAAATTTAGATCGAAATTGTGGATTACGATTTGATTTGAACATGTCTTCCCTTTTCCCCTATTAAAGCATTAAATAAATCTTTTTGTTCTTCTTCTTCTGGGTATTCTAATGCTAGTAACATTTCAGCATAATGAATTACTTTCTCTATATCCTTTTTACCTTCTCCTTTTTTATTGTGTCTGGTAATATATTTTACAATATTAGCT